CCCGATACCAGCGCCGTAATACTTAGTCAAAAACGCCCGTACCTCTCCAAAATGCCCCGTGGAGGTCGTCACTGTATGTAATGGCTCCCTTATATCTTGTCCAGTACCGCTCTTATAGAATTTGCTGATAAACGATGTAACAAGACCGTATCTGTTCGAACTATCCACCGTCATAAGTGGCTCTTTCATTCCTTGACCGCGTGTTTCATTTTGCATCGTTTCCGAATGGTACTGAATCAATATCGGCGCAGCCACAAAATTTCGATTTCCGGTTGTTATTGTCGGGAGCGGACTTCTTATATCTTTTCCGACATTATTTTCGTTGTTGCACATAATACACGGTGCCAGCGTTGCCTCCACAAGTCGATTGTGATCGACCGTCGTAATAGTATCTATCGGATCGTTTACTCTACTCCCCGCGCCGGAATAGTTCCCGCCATATGCTTTGTCAATAATCGGGGCAAGTTTTGGCTCAACGACTCCAAAACCATGCTTTCCGGTAATTGTCGGCATTGGCTGCCGGATATCCCCCGGTTTACGTTCGCCGCCGTGATTGCACTGGATCAAGAACGGCTCCGGGTTATCCAGAATGAATTTCTTGATTCCACGGGCAATGCGATCCATTGTCTTCTTCGCCAGCGGACGCACCGCCCGGATTCCGTACTTTTCTTTAATTTCTTCGGCGCTATCGAAGATACTCGGACATGGGAGTGAAAAATCCAGCTGTGTATACGCCCCCACATAAGGTTTCAGCAAGCCAGCTTTTACTTCCGGGCTGTCTGCCGGTCCGTAGGTACGTCGCGCCCATACGATCGGCTTGCCATCGCATCGCGCAATCAGGAAGAACCGCTTCCGCATGGTAGGAGCTCCATAATCTGCCGCCACCAGCTCCCGGAACTGCACTTCGTATCCCAAATCAGTAAGCTGCTGGATAAATTTATGAAACGTTTTTCCCTGCTTTGCCTTGATCGGATGCTTCCGACGCCCAAGCGGTCCCCACGTCTTAAACTCTTCGACATTCTCCAACATTATCACGCGCGGACGTACCAGTCCTGCCCAGCGGCAAGCAACCCACGCCAGACCGCGAATAAACTTGTCCTTTGGCTTCCCGCCCTTTGCTTTGCTGAAATGCTTACAATCTGGAGAAAACCACGCCAGCGCCACCGGATGCCCGCCACATACTTTGACCGGATCTACCTGCCACACATCCTCGCAGTAATGCTTCGTGTACGGGTGGTTTGCCTTATGCATCTTGATCGCCTCTGGATCATGGTTGATCGCGATATCTACACAGTACCCTGTCGCTTCTTCGATGCCGGTGCTTGCCCCACCGCCACCAGCAAAGTTATCTACTATCAGTTCTCCGTTAATCATCGACCTCATTCTCCTCCGGCATTATCAAGCTCTTCACAAATTTCCTCGTAATACCTCTTTTCATCCGCAAAATGATCGTACACCATTTCCTCTACCATCATTTTGGCATCATGTTCACACACTTCCTTGCCGGTCAGCAAGTCCCAGTATGTATCGAGCACATTCGATGTTGTAAACCAATCTCCCTCTGAATCTCTAAACAACGCCACTATGACTTTGGGATCCTCTCCATGATGCCCGAACACAAGCGTGTGAACCACTGCGCCGTATAGTTCTTTGTTCTCTACCCACTTTTTCATAATATCCTCCAAATTTTAAGTTTGCTCTGGAGAAAGCCCCGTTTCTTCGTAGGCATATAATCTCTTTTATTCTCCTTTTGGATTTAAAATTCAAACCTATATTTCTGCTTTATGCCAGGGTATTTCTGATGATCTACCTCGCTAAAAAACATATCATACGGTCGTGCAAATATGTCCCCCTTTTTCACAGGTAACCCTATTGACTCGCCATCGTACAAAGCCTTGTATAACACCAGTTTTTCTTTTGTTTCCGTATGCTCTGCGACTCCCAAAAACTCATATGTAAACAAAGCTCCATTTTCTTCGATCTGCTCTTTTGTAAGCATCTCTCTTTTAAAATGTCTTATGACATCGCCTTTCTTAAATCTCATCTTCCGCTCCTTAACATGCAAAATAACAATTCGACCATTGACCGCTTCCGGCGACCGCCAAAACACTTGATGGCGATGCGTCCGTGCTGAGCCCGGATCGATGTTTACCTCTTTCGCCCAATGTTTTCCCAGCCCACTTAAATACTGCCGTTCCAGCAACTCGCCAAGAAATTTTGTCGTTTCCTTTCTATCCATGCTATAACCTTTCCGATATCTTCTTCGTGATCGCATCGCAAGCCATATCCCAGCCTTTCGAGAAATTGTCCGACGAATCACATCCTCCGGTTTCTTTGATGATTTCCAAAACGTCTTTTTTGGAGATTGGCTCGTTTTTCAGAAGCTCCATAACCCGCTCATTTTCCTCTTTTGTGCCGCAGCGGATAATGATATCATACGTCTCATCATGAGCACTCCACGTTCCGTCGTTATTTGCTATCAACCGCATTCTATTACCTCCCAAATCCATGTTTCAGGGCGCACATCGTGCATACTGCTGTTGCCTTTGCATTCTCCTGCCCTGGTCTATGCCAGCACGCCGCCCCACATTCCGGACACTTAACCATTTTCCAACCTGGGCGACCTTTTGGCACATTTGCCACTAGCGGCATCATAAGATAACCGCCGACTTCGTCCGGTTTTCTTGGTGTTATCTTTATCTCCATCATTCCTTCCACCTCCCCAGCAGCCTCATATATCTGCTTATCTCTGCAGACGCTTTCATACAGCGCTCCCGGGTCTTCTCCTCATCGCTTTTCAACATTCCATAATCCGCATAAGTCTTATAACGCGTTCTCATGCAGTTCTCCTTCTCCTTTCCGCCTATACCGACATTTCTACCGCCGATCCAGAATCTTCCCGCGGTAATACATCGCCAATTCCGCGTATGTACTGCTGCTTCCGTCGGATGTCCGCACCAGATACCGGTGCTTGCTGATTACCCGAACCGTCCGGCGCACGGTCCGCACCTCGCCTTTGGTACGGGTGTCGGCAAGCAACATCACTTTGAGCTTCTCCCCGACTTGCACGCGGTTCCTGGTCTTTTCCAGTTCATCCGGCCAGATGCCGTCTACCATTCGACGATCATCTGGCTTGTCCAATTCCTCATCGTTTTCCTCCTCACCTACACGCGTCAGCAGGTAAACCGCTTTCTAGCCGCGCGCACCGTCACCCTCCTGAATCAGTTCGCCCAGAGCACACATTTTCTTCACCGCAGCTCTGGTTCTCTCCCGTTCCTCGCCAATCGCTTCCGAAAGCTCCCGAAAGGTATTTCTCTTGCCGCCCCGAAGCTGCTTCTTGATGGCTGCCCGGCGTTCATCCATGCTTTTCATCGTCCTCTAGCTCCCTTCATCCCGTACCAGATTCCACAGCGCTTCCAGCCTCGCCCTGCGCCGCTGCGCCTACCATGCCCCACACCATCGCATCGTAGTCGTAACCATGTTCTTCCAGGTTGTGGAAGCGGTTCTTCTTGGCGACTTCGGCGGCCCCATCCTGCCTCTGCGGATTCTTTTCTCTCCTGTCCCAATTTCTAACCGCTGCTTTCCAGTCCTTCATGCGATTCTTACCGACCATCCAGCCGTTACTGGTGTAAAAGTCAATAAAGCGTGCTGCATCCACGTTCGTGTAACCCATTTCCCGGCAATATTCACTCACATTCTCCAGGGTGGGCGGAGCAAAGCGCTTTTCTTTTACACCCTTTAGGGTGTTTTCTTTAAGATCATTATCATATTCATTATCATTATCAGCTTTTTTTGCTTTTTCAGAAAAGCATTTGCTTTTTTTGCTTTCCTCCGAAACCATTTGCGTTTTATCAGAAGCATTTACTTTCGGTCTTCCGCCTTTCTTTCCTGCTTCCGATCTGGCAGCACACGCTTCCTTGTAACGCTGGCTGTCTGCATCCAGCTGCTGTTTAATAAGCTCGAACACAAACGCCAGCGCCGGATCCTGCGGAACAGCATCCGGGTCTTTCTGATAGGCGTAGATCGCTT